AAGCTAGGATTGTAAAGTTTACTGCACAATTACCCTCATCAATAGTTTTAAATTATGAATTAAATGATGTGTTTATTGTAAACGGACAAGAGTATTATATAAATAGCATAAGAACTAATTTACTAACTAATAAAAGTGAATTAGAATTAATAACTAAACAAAGTGCTTACACACCAAGCGTATTAACATAATGATAGTATTAAAATTATTAAACATAGATGAGTTTTACGGAGTTAGTGAAACAATAGAAATAGCAAAGGGCAAAAACAAAATGCCAGAAACATTTAAAGAAGGATTCAAACAAGTAAAAAGACAAATAAAATGGCAGAAAAGTATATCTTAAATTTTGAAGCTAACACTTCTAAAGCTGTTAAAAGCGTAGATAAGTTAGATGATTCGATAAAGGACACTTCTAAAAACACACAAGATTTAGATAATTCACTTGGTGGTTTAGACCAAGCATCTGGAGGATTAATAACTAAATTTAAAGGTTTAAAGCAAGGTTTAAAAAATGTTATAACTGGTTTTAAGTCTATGAGAGTGGCAATAATTGCTACTGGTATTGGCGCATTAGTTTTAGCTGTTAGTGCTTTAGGAGCTGCCTTTACAAGCACAGAGGAAGGACAAAACAAGTTTAACAAAATAATGCTTGTTATAAGTTCTGTTACTGGTAATTTGGTAGACATACTTGCTAATCTTGGTAATGCAATTATAGATGCTTTTACAAACCCTTTAGATGCTATTGAAAAGTTTAAAGACTTTATAGTTGAAAACATCACAAACAGATTTGAAGCTGCAATAGACACAATTGGCTTTTTAGGTAGTGCAATTAAAAAGGTATTTAGTGGAGACTTTGCTGGAGCAATGGATGATGCTAAATCTGCTGGTAGTTCTTATATAGATACATTAACTGGCATTGAAGATACAATAGGTAAAACAACTGATGCAGTTAAAGAGCTTGGAGAAGAAATAATAAAAGAAGGTAAGATAGCTGCTGATATTGCAGACCAAAGAGCAAAGGCAGATAGGTTAGAAAGACAATTGATAGTAGATAGAGCAGAAGCAGATAGACAACGAGCAGAGTTATTAGAACAAGCAGTAGATAGAGAACAATTTACAGTAGAACAAAGAATAGGGTTTTTAGAAGAAGCTGGTAAACTTGAAGAAGATATTACTAACAAAGAAATACAAGCAGCTAAAATAAGGCTTGAAGCTAAACAAGCTGAAAACGCATTGGCTGGTTCTACTAAAGCAGATTTAGAAGAAGAAGCAAGATTAAAAGCACAAGTAATACAATTAGAAACTGCAAGACTTACAAAACAGAAAGAAGTTACAAGTCAAATAATAGCATTGTCTGCTGAAGAAAAAGCAGCAGCAACTGCATTAGCTGATTTCAAAAAAACATTGCAAGATGCAGAAGCAATAACAGAAGAAGATAAAAGAGCTTTAGAATTAGAAAAATTAAGAGAACATTATGCAGCTTTAAGAGAAGAAGCTATACTTAACAATTTAGCTGTAGATGAACTTGATGCAGCAAGAGATACTGCAATAAAAGAAAAAGAAGATGGATTTGATGAAGCAGACAAAATAAAAAGAGATAAAAAAATAGCAGATGAAATAGCAGCAGCAGAAAAGATAGCAGCAGAAAAAAAGGCAATACAAGATAAAGCCTTCGCTGATGCAGTAACAATAGCTGGAGCAGAATCTAAACTAGGTAAATCAATTTTAATAGCTAAACAAATACTTTTAGCTAAAGAAATGCTAATGGAATTAAAAGCTACATTATTTTCAGCAAAACAATCTGCAACTAAAACAGTTATGAAAAGTGCAGAAGCTGGAGTTGATATATCATCTGGTGCTGCTAAAACTGCTTCGGCTGTTGCATTTCCAGCTAACATCCCTTTAATACTTGGCTATGCTGCGCAAGCTGTAGGAATTATCAAAACAATTAAATCAGCAATGAAAACTTCTAAAGAAGCAACTTCAAAATTAGGGGTAAGTGGTTCAACTGTTAATATTCCAGATGTATCTACAACTGCCGTGAGTGCAACTACTGCACAGACACCATCGTTTGACATATTAGGTACTAGTGGTACAAACCAGTTAGCAGCAGCATTAGGGCAACAAGCACCAATACAAGCATTTGTTGTAAGTCAAGATGTAACAACTGCACAAAGCTTACAAAATAATATAGTACAAGGTGCATCATTAGGATAATAAAACAAAAAACAAAATTAATTGTTTATAAAAAAAGACTTATGGAAATAATAGAATTAATAATAGACGAGAACGAAGAACTATCTGGTATAGAAGCTATATCAGTAGTTGAGTCTCCAGCAATAGAAGAAGACTTTATAGCACTGAAAAACCAAGACCAAGTAAGGCTTGCGGAAATAAGTAAAGAAAAAAGACTACTTATTGGTGCAGCACTTATACCAGAAAGACCTATTTACCGTAAGAATGGCGAAAATGAGTTTTATATTTATTTTTCTAAAGAAACCGTAGCAAAAGCATCACAAATGTTTTTAAAACGTGGTAATCAAGGACAAGCAACTTTAGAACACACGGAAGAAAAACTATCTGGAATGACTATAGTTGAATCTTGGCTTATAGAAGATGAAGTACACGACAAATCAAGAAAGTATGGTTTAGAAATGCCTTTAGGCACTTGGATGGTTGCAATGAAGGTAGATAACGATGATATTTGGAACAACTATGTAAAAGAAGGTAAAGTAAAAGGCTTTTCTATTGAAGGTTACTTTGCAGACAAACTTAACAGACCTCAAGATAAACAACAAAACCAATTAAGCGAAGACGATAAACTACTAAACGAAATAATAGATGTACTCAAGGAATCAAACACCAACACCAAGTAGAACTAGTCCACAAGGTGGCAGAAGAGGTTGTCTTTGTAAAGACAATACATATAACTCTAAGTGTTGCAACGGAGATTTGCAAAATCAAGGAATAGGTAACACTACTGGACAAAATAGTTGAATTTACAACACTAAATAACTAATGTTGTTTTATAAAAAAGTAAATACTTAAAATTAATATATATGAACTCTAAAGAAACCCTTAACAAAGTTAAGACATTACTAGGTTTGGAAGTTCAGTTAGAAGAGAGAAAGTTGGAAAACGGAACTCGCTTTGAAGCTGATTCATTCGAAGCTGGTAAAGAAATCTTTATCATAACAGATGAAGATGAAAGAATTGCAGTACCAAAGGGAGAGTACCTTTTAGATGATGGCTTTATGGTTATTGTTGAAGAAGACGGTATAATCTCTGAAGTTAAAGAAGCAGTTGAAGAAGTAGTAGAAGAAGTTGTAGAAGCACCAGTTGTGGAAGAAGTTGAAGCTGCTGAAGAAGAAGAAGTAATGGATATGAGTAAAATAGAAGAAAGAATGAAATATCTTGAAGATGCTATGGAAGAATTAAAAGCCAAGTATGAAGATAAAGAAGACTTAAATTCTGAAAAACCAGAAGTAGAATTATCTGCTAAACCAATTAAACACAATCCAGAGTCTAAAGGAGAATTAGAAATGAACCTTTACGCTCAAAACAAACCAATGAGTACTCAAGATAGAGTATTTGCTAAATTATTTAAAAACTAAAAATTAAAAACCAAAATTATGTCAAATAAAATAGACCTAGCAACAACTGTAAACATCACTAGCACGTATGCCGGTGAGTTCGCGGGCAAGTACATTTCTGCGGCTTTACTAAGCGCAAGTACAATTGAAGACGGTGGTGTAGAAGTTATGCCAAACGTAAAATTTAAATCAGTAATTCAAAGAATTGAAACTGGAAGTTTAATCGCAGATGGAACTTGTGATTTTGCTGCTTCTTCAAATGTTAATTTAACTGAAGTAGTTATTCAACCAGAAGAATTCCAAGTAAACTTACAATTATGTAAGTCTGACTTTATCAACACTTGGGAGTCAATTCAGATGGGGTATAGCGCATTTAATCCAAACGGATTACCTACATCATTCGCTGATTATTTAGTTGGACACGTAGCATCTAAAGTTGCTGCTGCAAACGAAACTAATATCTGGACTGGTAATTTAGGTGGCGCACAAGCTGGAGAATACAATGGATTAGAAACTCTTGCTGCTGCTGATGCAACAGTATTAGATGTATCTTTGCCAGTTACTTTAACTGCTGCTAACATTATCGATGAAATGCAAAGAGTTGTGGATTTAATTCCAAATTCTCTTTACGGAAAAGAAGATTTAAAATTATACGTATCTAACAAAGCTGCTAAATTATACATTAGAGCATTAGGAGGATTTGCTGTAGCTGCAACATCAAACGCTGGTTCTGATAACAAAGGTACACAATGGTATAACAACGGAAGTTTATCTTTCGGAGGAATTCCAATCTTTGTAGGTAGAGGAATGTCAGATGACACAATGATTGCTGCTCAATCTAGCAACCTTTTCTTTGCAACTGGATTACTTAACGATTACAACGAAGTAAGAGTAATTGATATGACTCCACTAGATGGAAGTCAAAACGTAAGACTTGTAATGAGATTTACTGCTGCTGCTGCAATAGGAGTAGGAGCTGATGTAGTTTACTACGCTGGATAATTAAATTAAATAAGGGGAGGCTAAAACCTCCCTTTATATTATTAACTAAAAAAATTTAAACATATGTCATGTGATATTTCTGCTGGTCGTTTAGAACCATGTAAAGATTCAGTTGGAGGGATCATCGCAGTTTACATCTCGAATTATACAAGTGGTTTATTAGGAACTGCTACATTTGGAACAAATGATGAGATTACTGCTTTTGCATCTCCACTTACTTTTTACAAATACGACTTAAAAGGGGCAAACTCTTTTGAACAAACAAACGAGAATTCAAGGGACAACGGAACTTCATTCTGGACACAAACCGGAACGATAGTTTTAAAGAAACAAGACCTTGAAACTCGTAAAGAATTAAAATTATTAAGTTATGGTAGACCTCAAGTAATCGTACAAGATTATAACGGGAATTACTTTTTAGCTGGGATTGAAAACGGATGTGAATGTGCTGTTAATACAGCAACTGGAGCAGCTATGGGAGATTTAAATGGCTATAGCATAACTTTAACTGGAACTGAAAAACAACCAGCATTTTTTGTAGCTTCTTCAATTATTGGAGATACTACTAATACTGTTGTTGTAGTAGGAACTTAATTTTTATACATTTTTCTTAATTTAAGGGTATTCTTCGGAGTACCCTTTTTTTATATAAAACACTTTTGCGCTTTTTTTGTTATTTAAAAAAGCTTTTAATGATAATATTAACTACAAGTGCAACTGCGCAACAATTAAAGTTTATTCCTCGTGAATATTCTGCTGATAGTATTGTTATTACAGACCAAGACACAAATACACCAGTAACATATACTGGTTTAACATTTGCTATAAATAAATACTATTTACAAGGCAATGTTACGTTTAGTCCAGTCTTAAAAGAAGGAACATTTTATACACTATCTGTTTTAAATGGAACAAGCATAGTTTATAAAGACAATATATTCTGTACAGACCAAACTATTAGTACATATAGTATTAATAAAGATGTATATACAGAACACGCAACAACTAACGAATACGTAGTAATATGAGCGAATTTTTCGTAACAAAACTTGCAGCATACACAGCTCCAGAGGTTGTAGAGTTAAAGAATAAAGATTGGGTACAATACGGAATAGATAACAACTATTTTAATTACATTATTGATGTAAACAATAACTCAACCACTTGTAGAGCAATTACTATAGGTATTTCTAATATGATTTATGGTAAAGGTCTTGCAGCACACGATGCAGACAAAAGACCAGAGCAATATGCTCAAATGATGTCATTATTTAAGAAGTCTGATTTAAGAAAATTTATAAATGACTACAAAGTACTAGGAATGGCTGCATTTCAGTTAGTTTACCAAGATGGTAGAGTAAAAGAAGTGCATCACTTTCCAATGGAAACATTAAGAGCTGAAAAATGCAACGATGAAGGGGAAATAGAAGGTTGGTACTACTCAAATCATTGGGAAAACTTAAAACCTACAGAAAAACCAGAAAGAATACCTGCGTTTGGGTTTGGTAAAGCAAATGGTGTTGAAATGTATGTTTTAAAGCCTTATGAAGCTGGTAAGTATTATTATAGTAGTCCAGATTGGTCTTCTGCAATGCCTTACGCGGTTCTAGAGGACGAAATAGGAGATTATCTTATAAATGATTGTATAAATGGTTTTAGTGGCACAAAAGTTGTCAATTTTAACAATGGAGTACCAGACCCCGAGAAAATGCAAGCTATAAAGAGTGATGTATTAAATAAACTAACCGGAAGCAGAGGAGAGAAAGTAATAGTAGCTTTTAATAATAACTCTGAATCTAAAACTACAATAGATGACATTCCTTTAAACGATGCACCCCAACACTATCAGTATTTAGCTGATGAGTGCTTTAGAAAACTAATCGTTGGTCATAGGGTTACATCTCCAATGCTTCTAGGTATTCGTGAAGGTAATGATGGACTAGGAAACAATGCAGAAGAAATCAAGAACGCTACACAACTATTTGACAATATAGTTATACAATGCTTTCAAGATCAAGTAATAGAGTGTTTAGATGCAATACTATCAGTTAATGATGTTGCACTAGACTTATACTTTAAAACTCTTAAACCTCTTGATTTCAGTGATATTGACATAGTAAACGAAGAAATCATAGAAGAAGAAACTGGTTATGAAATGAGTCTAAAGAAAATAGACGGAGTAGATGTATATAAAACTAAAGAAGAAGCAGAAGCTAAAGCTTTAGAGCAAGGATGTCAAGGACACCACGAACACGAAGAAGATGGAGAGGTTTGGTATATGCCTTGTGAAAAACATATTGATTTAAATAAAGATTTACAAAACTTTATAAATTTAGGTGAGGATATTGACGAAGATGTATGGGAAGCAATATATGAGCAAGATGTAGATTATGAAAAAGATGATGAATTAACTAAAGTAATAAACGAGCTTAATTTACAAAGTGAAGAAAAACTTTCAACTTTAGGTAAAATTTGGAAATTTGTTAGTACAGGTATTGCAAGACCTAACTCAAAAAGTGCTCAAGATAAAGAAGTAAAAGTAAATGGTGTAGAAAACTACTTTAAAGTAAGGTATAAATATGCACCAGAAAGTACTGGGGATAACCCAAGAGATTTTTGCGTTGCAATGACTAAAGCTAAAAAACTTTACAGAAAAGAAGATATAATTGCAATGGATAACAAAGCTGTAAATCCAGGATGGGGTCCTAAAGGAAATAATCAAACCTATTCTATCTGGCTTTATAAAGGTGGGGGTAATTGTCATCATTCCTGGAGAAGAGTAACTTATAGAAGTAAAGAAGCAAAAATAGATGTTAAAACTTCACAGGATATAATAGGTACAAGACAAGCTGCAATTTTAGGGTACAAAGTAACAAACCCTTACCAAGTTTCAGTACAACCAAGAAACCTACCTAACAAAGGGTTTTTACCAAGCAACCCACAAGGAAAATAAGATAAGAAATGGCAAAAGCATTATTTATAACAACTCAAGATATTAAAAGGTACTCTGTACTTTCTGGTAATGTAGACCCAGACAAGTTTATCTATATGGTAGAGATTGCACAAGATACAGAGGTACAAAATTATTTAGGAACTAAACTTTTAGAAAAGTTACAAGCTTTAATTATAGCTGGAACTATAAACGACCCAGCTAACGCTTCTTATAAGACACTTTTAGAGACTTATGTGAAGCCTATGACTATTTATTGGGCATTAGTATGCTATATGCCGTTTGCTGCTTATACAGTAGCTAATGGTGGCGTATATAAGCACACAAGTGAAAGTAGTGTAACAGTAGATAAAGATGAGGTTGATTATTTAGTAGAAAAATATAGAGATATAGCACAATTTTACACTAATAACTTTATAGACTTTATGGTATATAATCAAAATACGTATCCAGAGTACAACGCAAATACTCAAGATGATACATATCCAGACACTTCTAACGCAGATTTCGGTGGATGGGTATTATAAGATATAAACAAAAAAAAGAGAATATTGTAAAGTTAGTACAATATTTAAAAAAGAAATATGTGGACACAAACGAACACACTAGACATAGAAATAAATTATAACTATAAATCAAAGAAGTAATGAATACTGGAACTTGGGGATTATACTACAATTATACTTGGTGGGGAAACGCTATACAAACAGCACCTTCAGTTATTGGTAAACCAGACTTTTTTGGAAGTCAATTTCTAATGCTTACTAGCCAACAACCTAATCAAGTTGTTAATGGAGATTTTGCAACGGATAGCGATTGGATTTTTGGAAATGGTTGGAGTTATGGAAATGGTAATGCAGTTGCATCATCTGGAAGTGGTACTGCTAATAAATTAACGCAAACAAACACACTAAATGGAAAATTTGTTAAAGTTAGTTTAGGTGTATCTAATTATGGAGGTTCTGGTTTGGTACTTGTTGATTTTGGAAGCACTACTTCTTCATCAATCACTTCAAATGGCACTTATACCTTATATGGAACTTATGACCAAAATGATTTTCAAATATTTAAAACAGCAGATTTTTCTGGCTTAATAACAAACATATCAGTACAAATAGTAAGAGCAGACAACGTAGAAGCAGTTAAGTGTTTAGCAGATTGGATTCACGAGACACAAATATTAGACGTATAAAAAAATAAACAATGGCAAAACCAAAATTAGCATTAATACCAGCAGCACAAGGAGACAAGTTTTATTCTGTACTCCCATCAGATGGAGTAGGAGACTTTACTTTTACAAGAGCAAGTACTGGAACTAGAATAGCACCAACTGGACTAATAGAAGAAGTGCCAAGTGGAGATTCAAGACTAGACTACGACTTATTAAATGGTAAAGTAGTTAATTGTCCTCATTACCTTTTAGAACCAGCTTCTACAAATATAATACCTTACAGCGAGGATTTGACACAAGCAACTATATGGACTCCAACTAGGTGTAACATTACTGCAAACCAAATAACTTCTCCAGATGGAGCATTAAATGCTGATTTATTAACTGTTACAGATGGTTCTATAGAAAATTATGTTCAAACTTCTGCACTTACAGTTAGTGGAACTAAACAAACAGCATCTTTTTTTGTAAAAAAAGGAACAAGTGATTTTTGCCATATATTACTGTGGGATACTTCAAATGATGGAGCAAGACAATGGTTTGATTTAAACAATGGTATTGTAGGGACTTCTACGACTTTTGGAAGTGGTGTTTCTGTTGATAGCGCACAAATAATAAACTATGGTAATGATTGGTTTAGATGTATTGCAGTTTTTAACAACTCAAATACAACTGTAAGATTTAGAATGTCTGCATCAAATTCTAATGGTGGCACTACAAGTACGATAGGTAAAACTATATATATTTGGGGCGCACAATTAGAAGTCAGCTCTTACCCAACAAGCTACATTCCTACTAATGGAACAGCAATTACAAGAGCAGCAGAATCTGCTACTGGCTCTGGAAATGCAGCTACGTTTAACGATTCAGAAGGTGTGTTGATGGCAGAGATAGCTGCTTTGGCTAATGATGGGACTTTTAGAGCGATAAGTTTATCAAGTGGGAGTACAACTAATAGAGTATTAATTTACTTAAATAACACTACCAATGTAATAAGACCAAATGTAGTTAGTAATGGAGTTGTACAGATGAATGCATATGTAAATGTTCCAGATATTACTAATTTTAATAAGGTTTTAATTAGATATTCTTTAAATAATATTGCTTTTTGGGTAAACGGATATAAATTATCTGAAGTTTTATCAACTACTTCAATGCCAATTGGATTAAATGAATTATCCTTTGACAATGTTGGTGGTGGTAGTGAGAAATTCTTTGGTAAAACTAGAGAAGTACAATACTTTGATTCAGCATTAACAGACGCACAATTAGAAACACTAACAAGTTGGACATCATTACAAGAAATGATTACATCTCAATTATATACAAATTACTAATGGCACAAACACTAAAATTTGGAAATAAAGTATGGGCAGCTAAAGAAGATTCTGTCTTGGCATACAACGACATCAATAACAACTATAAGCCTTTGCCTTTCGACTTTGCAAGAGCAAGTATAGGAACAAGAGTAAACAAAGATGGTCTAATAGAAACAATGGGGCAAGATATAGCAAGAATAGACTATACAGATAGTGCTGATGGTGTTCTTTTGTTAGAGCCTAGTTCTACGAATCTATTTGAGTATAGTGAAGATTTTAGTGTTTCTTATTGGTTAAAACTTGGAGTTGGTAGCGCATCTGCTCCAATAGTAACTGCTGATTATGCAACATCGCCAGATGGTACACAAAATGCAACAAGAGTTCAATTTGACGCAGTAGGAAATAGCAATGCAGATAGAAGTGGTTTAGTTAAAACTTTTGCTTTTACGACTGGGCAAACATACAGCATATCTTGTTGGGTAAAATCAACAAATGGAACAAGTCAAGTTATACAATTTAGGATAGCTGGGTCTCAAACATCAGAAGAACAAACAGCAACAAGTGAATGGAAATTATATACTGCAACTTTCACTGCAACTGTATCAACTACTGACCAGTTCGGTATGCAAATTAGAGGTATAAATTCAGTTAATGAAAGCGATATTCTTATATACGGAATGCAATTAGAGTTATTGGATTACCCTACATCTTACATAGCAACATCTGGCTCAACAGTAACAAGAGCAGCAGAGACTTGTAATAACTCTGGTAATAGTGAAGTGTTTAATGATAGTGAGGGAGTATTCTTTGCTGATATAAGTGCTTTGGCTGATACTGCTTATATTGCTGTAGGTACAAATTCACTAAATAGATTATTATTAGGTTCTTCAAATACCTATGTAAGAAGTTATAACAATATTGGAGGTATTTTAATAGATTTTACATCTACAATATTAGCAAGTAAAAATAATAAATTAGCTATTAAATACAAAAGCGGAGATACTGATTTTTACATTAATGGGTTTAAAGTATTTGAAAGTAGCGCTGTTTTTTCAGCTACTGCTGTTTTTGATGAAATACAATTTCAAAATTTAGTTGGTAGCACTCAAAATTTCTACGGAAAAACAAAAGAACTTGGCTACTACAATACAATTTTAACAGACCTAGAACTAGAAACATTAACATCATACAGAAACTGGGTGTCTATGGTAAACGAATTAAATTTAAACATAATATACAATGGCTAATACATTAAAATTTGGTAATGGACAATGGGCAACTGGTAACGGAACAGCTCTTGCGTATAATGACGAGAACGCTAACTTTAAACCTCTACCATTTGACTTTACAAGAGCATCAAGTGGAACAACAGTTAATCAATCTGGTTTAATAGAAACAGTAGGTAGTGGAATACCAAGAATAGACTTTCAAGGAAATACTAAAGGTGCTTTATTGTTAGAGCCAAGTAGGACAAATGAAGTTACAAATAGCGTGGATTTACTTGAGTATTTTAACAACACTGCTACTGTTACTGATACTGCTAATAGTACAACCTCTCCTAATGGAAATAAAACTGCTTATAAGTATCAAGGAAACGGAACATTCACAAGCGTTAGATTATTTGAAAACAGAAGTTTTACTGAAAATACTGACTATTGTTTGAGTGTATTTGCAAAGGCTGGTACAAATAATTTTTTACAACTTGGTATTTTAGGGGTTAGTGGTGGAAGAACTGTTTATTTTGATTTATCTTCTGTTTCGGCAAGTTCAGAATTTGGTAAAATAGAAAATTACGGAAATGGTTGGTTTAGATGCAGTATGATAGCAAGCGTTACATCAGGAGATTTAGCTGGTAATGCAAATATATATATAACTAAAAGCGTATCTGTAACTTCGTTTGATAGCAATTTAGAAGCTCAAAATGCCACAATGTTTTTATGGGGAGCTCAACTAGAAGCTGGCAGTTACGCTACATCGTATATTCCTACATCTGGTAGTGCTGTAACGAGGGTAAGAGATTTATCAGATACTCAAAACTTATCTCACGTTATAGGTCAAACAGAGGGTGTTATTTTTTATGATGCAATATTAGTGCATAAATCAACGAGTACTAGTGAAGATTTATTTGAATTATCAATAGATGATGGTTCTGCTAATAATGCGTTTTTTATAAATAATTACAATAATACATTAACTGTTCTTTTAAAAAGTGGTGGTAGTACTTCATTTTCTAACAACTCATTTAATCCAACTGAAGGTGCAAGATATAAACTTGGTTTTGCTTATAAACAAAATGATTTTGCATTATACATAAATGGTAATCAAATAGCAACAGATTCAAGTGGAACTGTGCCATCAATGAATCAAATAACATTTGGTAACTATTACGACAATCGAGTGAATTTTCAAAGTAATGTTAAAGTAAACGATTTCAAACTATACAACACAAGATTAACAAATAGCGAATTAGCAGCATTAACACAAGTGTAACAATTACACCTATAATAACAACAAGAGTAAATAATATAATAACTAATAGTTATAACCAAAAGTAAATAAATATGAAAATTAGTAAATACGAATTTGATTCACAAGAAGCAGCAGAATTGAAAATAGCAGCTTTACCTCATTCAACTGATGAAGATGGTAATTCACATCCTTCGCATAAACACACTATTGTTAAGCTAGGCTTTATAGTACTAGAACAAGGAGAGTATGATGAAGAAGGAGAAGAAACTAAAGCTCCAGTATTATCAGACAAATATTCTGTTGATGTACTATGGAACGAACCAGAAATAACTACAGTAGATGTAGAAGCTGTTTTAGATGAAGATGGTATGGTAGTAACACCAGCAGTAACTTCAGTAGACCACCCTTATGGATGGAAGTCTAAAGCAATAGATTTAGAAGATGAAGGAGTACACGGATTCTTTGGTGTTTCATATCAAGGAAATAAAATGTAATGCCAATACCAAAGCCTAAACCAGCAGAAAAGCAAAGCGATTTTATGATTCGTTGTGTACCTATGCTTACGCCTTATCATCCAAAAGACCAAGCTATAGCTATTTGCTATGATGCTTTTAAAAAAAATAAGAAATGAGAAAAATTTTAGTATTATTTTTTGTTTTATTAATCTATGGATGTGCATCAACACAGGTAGGCTTTACCTTTGTAAAAGTATTAGGGGTAACTAATGAAGGAGATACAATACTAATAGATGTAAACTCTTTAAGACCAAAAGTATATAATAATTATTATTATAGAAATTCTTATAATCAACACCCTTACAATTATTACAATAATCCTCCTGTGATAATTAGACCATATAAACCAAAACCAAACAGACCTGTTATAATAACACCTATTGGAATAAAGCCTACAATAAACAACAATTCTGTTTCTGTTCCATTAGTAAAGAACAAAAAAGGAAACTAAAATGATACAAGATTATAAAACATTATATATAAATATGGGTAGTTTAGGTTTATCTCTAACAGATATAGACATAATACTAAAAATAGCACTTTTAGTTATTACAATTGGTTACACTTTGCAAAAGTGGTATTTAATTAATAATAAAAATAATGACTAGAAATTTTAGCAAAGAAGAATTTGATTGTAACTGCAATTGTGGTGTTTGTGAAATGCCTATAAATGTTTATCATAATATGGTAAAGGTTGCTAATCAACTACAAGTATTAAGGGATGAGTTAAAAAAGCCAATACATATTAATTCTGCATATAGGTCAGAAGAATATAATGCTTCTATTGGTGGCGTTAAATCAAGCCAACATATAATGGGTAGAGCAGCAGATATTTCTATAAAATCAATGACACCTTTAGAAGTCTACAACACAATAGAAAGACTTATAGGAAACGGAGATATGTTACAGGGAGGTTTAGGTTTGTACGATTCTTTTGTACATTACGACATAAGAGGAGAAAGAGCCAGATGGGATTACCAGAAAAAATTATAATATGTTTATAGGGTTTAGTTTTATTATTGAAAGAGGTTTATTAACAGGTTGGGAATATTATCCAGCATTAGATGAAGAAGATAATGAAGAACTAAATATTTACTTAATATTTATTTGTTTACACTTTAAGTGGGGTTATGGCGAAGAAGTTTAAAGACACGAAAGTAGGTAAGTTCTTACTAAACAACGGTTCTGGCATTGTAAATACTTTAGGAGATGCATTACCTTCTAATGGTGTTCTAGGTATTGTTAAAGGACTTATAGACAAAGACGAAACATTATCACCAGAAGACAAAGAAAAAGCCTTAAAACTACTAGAAATAGATATAGTAGAGATGCAAGAAGTAACTAAACGATGGGAAGCAGATTTAAATTCTGATAATAAACTATCAAAGAATGTTAGACCACTTACATTAATATTCTTTTCAGTTGCTTATGTAGTAGGTTGGTATTTAGATTATTCTTTAGAAAACATTACTGGACTATTATCTTTAATAGTTGGTGCTTATTTTGGTGGTCGCTCATACGAAAAAACCAGAAGGTAGCCAGATAAATATGAATATTCTTCATATATCTTTATATTTATAATTTTAATATTTACAATAATTTTATTATATTTAAGTATTTATTTATATAAAAATACTAATAATTAAAAATGTTAAATTTATTACTTTTTTTTTAAATAAAAAAATGTTATATTTATACTATGAATATAGAAGTAAAAATTAAACGATACGAAAATCAAAGCGAGTACTACGATTTGAAACTATCTACTTATAAAGAAACGATAGAGGGTAAATTTTGTAAAGAAGATTTACGTTATTTAATTCAGCAGATAGATAATGAAATAATATAATGCCTAAAAAACCATCAAGAAAAACAATTGTTAAAAAGCTTGATACTGTTTTTAGTCAATTTATTAGAAGAAGATTTGCTGTAAATGAAATTGCTAAATGCGTAACATGTGGCACGAAATCACATTATAAGAAGTTACAAGCTGGACACTTCATTAGTAGAAAACATTATTCAACACGTTGGGATGTTACTAATGTACAAGTGCAGTGTTACAGTTGTAATGTTATGAGATATGGAGAACAATATAAATACGGTTTGTATTTAGAAGAAGTTTATGGAAAAGGAACTGCTGAAGAATTACAACAAAAAAGCAGAGAAATCACTAAATATAGTGATAATCAATTAATAGATATGACAAATTATTATAATGAATTACTAACTAACTTAAAATAATTCTTGTTTTGTTTTGTTTTGGAAAGGAGGTTGACTTAGGTTAGCCTCTTTTTTTATTTTAAATTATTTTATAAACATAGTTGTTAACTAAATAAAAAGTATTATATTTACATATAACATTAAAACAAGACAAATATGTATTACATTATTACCACACAACAAGGAGACCAAATTAAAGAAACTGATTACTTTAAAGCATACAGATATTCTTTATTTAACAAATGTATTTTAGAACAACGTAATGGTTCTGGCGTTAGAGTAGAAATTAATAACTTTAGCAACTTATAATATGTCAGACAGAATACACGAAACAGTAAAAGACTTATACACTTTTAAAAATATGCAAATAGATGCATTACAAAAAGAACTATGTAGAGCAAACAAAAGAATAACTAATTTAGAAACATTTATATTTGAATTATGTGATGAGGATTGCCCAGAATCATATAAAGATATAGTAAAAAAAGAAGTACTAAATGACTTTACAAGAGATTAACTTTCATACTAACTATGAGCTATTAGCTAACTTATTGTTAGAGTTTAACAAAACTAAACCTAAAGAAGCTGATAAATATATGAAAGCATTAAGTGAAATGTATTTCTATATAAACTCAATGCACATAGAAAACCGAGAATTAAGACTAAACAACAGTAACATAAAACAAGAAATAAGAAAACAACAAATAGAGTTTTACAACTTTAAAAACAACGTAGAACAAATAATAGAATAATATGGAACAAACAGAAATTGTGTTTTTACTAATAGGAATACTTTTAGGAATGCAAATAACATTATTAATTAATCAAAACAAAAAAAAATGAACAGAGACAAACTATTAGAATTGTACAACAAGTACGAACTTAATAAAGACGATGTATATAAACATCAGCATTATGTAATTATTACAAGAATGGGTATTGAAAAAATACAAGCCAAAGAAAAAATAAATATTAACTATGAGGTTATAAAATGCGAAACAAACTTTGCAGTATTTAAAGCCATTGCATTTATTAATAGTAAGCCTAGTACATTGATTGAAACTTTTGGGTCTGCATTAAAAGGTGGTTCATTTAAAGATGGCAATTGTAATACTTGGTATGTAGCAGAAATGGCTGAAAAAAGAGCATTATCAAGAGCAGTACTAAAACTAACTGGCTTTTATGAGTTAGGAGTATTTGGAGAAGACGAATCAGAAGATTTTAAAAAAGTAAATAAAGATAAATTAATAAACCTAAATAAATAATAATGGCAACACTAATCAATTTAAACATTAACGTAGAAAATTTACCTAAAGAAAAATTTGTAAAAGGAAAGAAAGGAGTTTACTACAACTTAACTATAAGTGTAAACGATGAAACAAACCAATTCGGTCAAAATGTATCAGCTTTTGATTCTCAAACAAAAGAAGAGAGAGAAGCTAAAAAGCCTAAGCAATACATAGGCAATGGCAAAGTAGTTTGGACTGATGGCAAGTCCACTAAAGCACAGCAAGAAGCTCAACCACAAGACAACAACAATGTAGATTTACCATTTTAATATTTGGGAGGGTGTAAAAGCCCTCCTTTTTTTATGACCGAAGAACAGAAAATGTTTATGCAGCTCTTGGAAGAAGAGTGTGTAATAAATACTAATGACATAGTAGAATATCCACCAGTAGCAATATCTATGGGAGAAACAACTATTCAAACTTTAAAAGGAACTAAGACATTACCAATTCCAATAGGAACTTATGGTAATTTCTCATTTGTACAAGCTCCGCCTAAAACAATGAAAACTTTTTTTATTAGTTTATTAGCATCAGTTTATTTAGGTGGATCTAACAAATTTGGCGGACAATTAAGAGGACATAGAGATAATAAATGTTTAATTCATTTTGACACAGAGCAAGGTAAGTTTCACGCACAAAGAGTATTTAGAAGAGTTGTAGATATGAACCAAGATCAAGATTTAGGTTGCTATCACACTTTTGGTTTAAGAACAGTTGGCTTTAAACATAGAGTTCAATTTATAGAATATTATTTAAAAGATAAAATAGAAGAAGGTAAAGTAGGTTTAGTTGTTATAGATGGCATAGCTGATTTAGTTTCTGATGTTAATTCGTTAGAGCAGAGTAATGAGGTTGCACAGAAGTTAATGGAGTGGAGTCAGCGTTTTAATTGCCATATAATTACAGTAATACATAGTAATTTTGGTAGCGACAAACCCACCGGGCATCTTGGATCTTTACTAGAAAAAAAGACAGAAACACAAATACAATTAGAAACAAACACGATAAACAAGGATTGGATAACAGTTAAATGTAAACGAAGCAGAGGTTATGCGTTTGAAACATTTAGCTTTAAAGTTAACGAAGTAGGTTTACCAGAAATAATTGGTGATCTATATAATCCCTTAAAAGGTGTAAGTTTTTAATATGGCAGATTGGTTAAATAAAGTGGCAAAATATCATAATGATTGGATACAAATAGCAAAAACATTAGGAGCAAAAGATTATGCAGAAGACATAGTACAAGAATCTTATATAAAATTACACATGTATTCAAATGAAGAAAAATTATTTAAAAATGGAATTATCTCTAAAGGATATATGTATTTTGTAATACGTTCTGTTTTTTTAAGTTATATAATTTCAAAAAATAAAATAAATAAAATACAAATAGAAGAATTTTTTAAAGATAAAGATTTTATAGAAATACCAGAAAAAGATATACATAAATTTACAGTTAATGACAATTTAGATAAAGAAGAAGCGTTCTGGAAACTATGTAAAAAAATGGATAAAGAATTAGATAATTGGCATTGGTATGATAAAAGTATTTACAAATTATATAGAGACACAGAATTGAGCATAAGAGGTATGGCAAAAGATACTTCAATAAGTTCTGTTAATATATTTCACACACTAAAAAAAGGCAAAGATAAAATGAGAGAAAAGTTTAGTGAAGATTATGAAGATTTTAAAAACGAAGACTACAATTTATTATGAAACCACCAAAAGATAAACGTACTAAAGAGTACAAAGAATGGAAAGCAAATTACGACAAACAATCTAAAGGATTAGGAGACACTATTGCTAAGATTACTAAAGCTACTGGAATAGCTAAAGCTGTAAAGTTTATAGCTGGAGAAGATTGTGGATGTGATGAAAGACAAATAGCTCTTAACAAAGCTTTTAGATATAAAAGACCAAAGTGTTTACTTGAAGGCGAATATGTTTATTTACGGGAATGGTTTGCACAAAACAGAACAAGAGTAAACCCATCAGAACAAAAACAATTACTAAAAATATACAACAGAGTATTTAATGATAAAAAAGTAATGACATCTTGTGGGAGTTGTATAAGAACTATAACTAATGAATTAAACTCTTTATATAAAACTTATGGAAATTAGACCACGAATTAACGGAAACAAAAAAGCAGCTTACGAGAACATAACAAAGAAAGAAACTAGAGTACTTGTTATAGGAGATTTACACGAGCCATTTTGTTTAGATGGTTATTTAGAACATTGCCAAGAAACTTATGCAAAGTACAATTGTAATAGAGTTGTATTTATAGGAGATGTGATTGACAATCATTATTCTTCATATCACGAATCAGATGCAGATGGTCTTGGAGGAGGTCAAGAATTAGAACTAGCAATAAGTAAAATAGCTAATTGGTATCAAGCATTTCCTAAAGCTAACGTAACAATAGGAAATCACGATAGACTAATAATGCGTAAAGCACAAACAAGTGCTGTGCCAAAAAAATGGATAAAAGCTTACAAAGATGTGTTAGAAGTTCCTCAATGGAAATTTGTTGATAGAGTTGTAATTAATGGAGTGCAGTATATACACGGAGAAGCTGGAACTGCTAGAATGAAATGCAGAGCAGATATGCAAAGCACTATACAAGGGCATTTACACACACAATGTTACACAGAGTGGTACGTAGGTCAGAACTTTAAAGTCTTTGGTGCACAAGTAGGCTGTGGTATAGATGCAACTGCTTACGCGATGGCATACGCTAAAAGAGGAAAGAAACCAGCTATTGCTTGCGCAGTAGTTTTAGGAGGACATACAGTAATCAATGAACTAATGGAATTATGAAAAAAAAACAATACACAACTAAAGAAAGATTCAAAATACTAGAATCTACAGCAGCTACTTTATATGTAGCAATAGAAAAGTTATCAAAGAGAATAGATGTTATAGATAATTTTTTAACTAAAGCCACAAAAGATTTTAAAGAAGACTAGTATATATTAACAAAATTGTTTATATTTGCACAAAACAAAACAAAATGAAAAAAGAAATAACATTAGAATATGATAACATAGCTTTAGTTGTTGTAGGAGAATATCAAAAAGGACAAGATGGAAGTTATATGTATCCAGATTTTAGTAGTGATTTCAATTGTTTTAAAGTGCTATGTGGAAGACAAGACATTATAGATATACTAGAACAAGAAGTTATTGATGAGTTAGAAAATAAAGCAATAGAAATAATCGAAGAACAATGGTAGTTTTATTTGATGCAGACAGTTTAGTTTATTCTTCTTGCTGTGGTGTTGATGACATACTTGATGAAGCTATAGGAAAGTTTGATGAGATATTTATGTCAATTGTAAATAGACTTGAAGAAACATACCAAATAGAAAGAGTAATAACTTTTAACAATAGCAAAGGTAACTTTAGAAAAATATTAGATCCTAACTATAAAGCTAACAGAAAAAAACAAGAATATCCTAAGTTACTGTTTGAGATGCACGAACATATACAAGAGATATATAGTACAAAAAGTTCTTATGGCATAGAGACAGATGATTTAGTAGCAACTTACTGGAAAAAACTTACAGACGAGTTAGGACACAACAACGTAATAATAGTATCGCTTGACAAGGATTATAAACAACTACCTTGCCTTATGTATAACTATCACTACAAACACCAAGATATAATAGATATAAGTCCTTACGAGGCTTTATATAACTTCTACGAACAAATGATAGTTGGAGATTCAGCAGACAATGTAAACTACTGTAAAGGTTATGGTAAATCATACGCAAAGAAACTATTTAAGAATTGTAACACACATTATCAATTTACAAAAAAGACATATGAGTTATTTAAAACAATATATAAATCAAAAGCAAAATTAAAATACATACAATGTTATAATCTTTTAAAACTAAGAACATGAGTAATATATTAAACAAAGCAAACGAAATTATTAATTTAAGATCAGAAGAAAAAGAAAGGACTTACGGGCCATTTTCTAAAGGTATGAAAAGAGCTGCTATGATAGCATCAGGCGCAACAGGTAAAGACATAACTACCGAAGACATGTATATGTGCATGGTTGCATTAAAGCTATCTAGAGAGTCTTATAATCACAAGGAAGATAACCTGCTCGATGCTGTTGCATATTTAGGAGCATTAAATAATTTACACAATGAAATATAACTCTTGTATGATTAATCTACTTGGTAACGTACCAACTAGAATGAATTCACATAACGCTGGTTGGACTTATTGTCTAAAAAGTATTGCTAGTAGCAAATCAAACTATAATATAGAATTAATTAATGAACCGGAAAGAATACATGAATTTACAACTGTTATTATTAACAACGGAATAAATTACAAGAAAGATGTATGGAATTTTTTTGGAGGTGTACAACAAAAAACTTTAGATTATTTACATGAGTTAAATAAGTACAAAGGATTATTATTTACATTTAACGAGCCAATTGATTTTAGATCATTATTAAAAAGAAAAGAAATAACAACTATTCCAAGTAAACAGGTATTTTGCGGAAGCACTATCGATAATAAGTTAATATTAGGAGATTCTCATTCGTTATCTATTTACAAACCAGGCTGGGGAATAAATAGACTAGACGGTAAAACATTACATGGTTTTTTGAAAGAACCTTACAAATATTTTAATAAAGAAAACACCACTGATTTAACTTTGTATTTTGGTAATATAGATATTAGATTTCATTTAATGCGTCAACCAAACCCAGAGCAAGCGGTTTTATTATTAGTTAATAGATTGTTAAACTTTATTGCAGAAATAAGCCCAGGTATTAATGTAACTATTCAAGAGTTATTACCTATTGAAGATGAATCAAGAAAAATACCCGGTTCAGGAATGTATAAAGGACAACCATTTTATGGTAGTAAAGAAGAAAGACAAAATTTAGTTAAGTTATTTAATAAACTAATTAAAGATTCTATTGATCATAATCATCCATATAAAGTACAAAAGATGTGGTTAGATTACCCATTACATTTTAACTGTATGGAAGCAAGACAATCTGTACACATTAGACCAGATTATTATTTACATAAAAACACTTTTATAAATGATACAAGAGTTCCAACGTTATTATAGTAAAGCAAAGTTAAATCAAGAAAGATTATATCAAGGATACGATTGGTGTAAAGAAGATATTAATGACGATTTAATATGGCATGTTCCTATCTACGATGTAGTAAATAGAAAATATGCTGCTTTTAGTAGTTTGTTAGAAGCAATAGACAAAAAAGAATTAGATCCTAAAGGCAACGGAAATTACTTTAAAGAACATAAAATAGAAAAAGATAACTTTATTTACTTATCTTATTTATTTAGATTATGCGGATCAGGTATTAATTATAAGCCAAAAAACATTCTACCTTACGGCAGTCATGGTTTTGGGAATTTTTGGATAGTACAAGAATTATTATTAAAAAGATACGATATTGTTGATTGGGTAAATAATATACCTGATAAAGGTTTTTGCGATGTAAAAGGTTATTTATTACCTATGATAAAAAAAGGCTTAAGAAATTTTATAGTAGAAGACTCTGTAAATTTAGTTGACGATATAATAAATGAAGTGCAACAAGGTGGTTATTCTATAACTGATGTAGTTGATTTAGGAAATCATTGGTTAAGATCAAGAGGTTTTAAAAGACAAACTTTTGTTTTAACTGCTTTTGCTATGGATTTAGCTGAGTATTACCCTGATCTTGTAGACCAAGACAGTGATGTATACGTAGGTTCTAACGCGTCTAAATGCTTAAAGATGATATTACCTAATATGAAAAAAAACGAAGCTTTACGCTATCTTTGTCAAATAACAGGAAACTATTCTAAGCCTTATGACATGGAAGATGTTGCTTGTGATTTTATAAGATATATTGATAATTTCCAAAGTAAACATCATATAGAATATAATAACGGAATAAAATATTATAACAATGTTTCTAAATAAACAAACTTACATAGAAAATAAAGACTTAAATAAATATACTTTAGAAAAATATTTAAGTGTTACAAGTGATTTTAAATCTTCATTTAAACCATTTGTAGTTAAAGAAGTAAATGGATTTAACGTAATTGATGAATCAGAAGCATGCAGTGTTGGATACAAAGCCAGATCAGCAGAGTTTTTAATGCAGCAATTGCAAGAGTTAAATGTTAAACACATAATATATGTACAACCTAGAAGAGGTTATGCAGGTATTTCTTTAGCTTGGTTATGTAAAGAGTATAATATGAAGTTAACATTAATAATGCCAGCTTCAAAAGAAGTTAGTGATCATCAAGCTATTTGTATTGAGTTAGGGGCAGAAGCTAAATTTGTTAGAATAGCTGCTATGCCAAACGCTAATAAGTATGCAAAAGAATATGCTGACAACATAGGTGCATTTTTTATTCCATTAGGATTAAATCACCCACATGTTATTGCTGGAGGAGTAAGAGTTGTTTATGATTTCTTTAAACATAATAAACATCCTGAAACAATGTGGAGCGTAATTAGTACAGGAGTTTTACAAAGATCTATGCAAATAGCTTTACCTGATACAAAATTTAAAGCAGTTGCTGTTGCTAGAAATATACAGCAAGGAGAATTAGGTCGTGCTGATTTTTATAGTTATCACAAACCTTTTAATAGTCTTTCTGATTTAATACCAGATAAATTTAATTGCGAATCAAGTTATGATTCTAAAGGATGGCACTATATGTGTAAATATGGAAAAAAAGGAGATTGGTTTTTTAGTGTAGCTGGTAACGCTAACAAGCCTACTATCAATAAACTTAAAATTAATTCTTATAGAGATTGGAATGATTTAAAAGACTTAAAAATATGATTAAAACAATTTTTAAAAACGCAGAAGAAGCTTATGCTTATCAACTTAATAGAATATTAGTTTATGGCGTAGACTTTGATAATACAAAAGCTTTGTTTAATGTAGGTTTTACAATACAAAACCCTATGGATAATTGCATTACAAACAAAGAACGTAACTGGAGTTTACAATATGCTAAAGCTGAATGGGAATGGTATAAGTCAGGTGACCGTAGCATAGACAAGCTAGGCGAGATCTACGGTAAGATACCACCGATATGGGAAAAAATGGCTGATAATAATCGTAATGTTAATTCTAATTATGGTTATCAATGGCAAAGAAATAATCAAATAGATTATGTATGTGCTAAACTTAGACAGAATAATAACACACGACACGCGGCGATAAGTATATATGATGCTAAAGAATGGTCATCATATCAAAAAGATACACCATGTACATACGCAGTACAGTTTACAATATTAGATAACAAATTGAACATGTCAGTTCTGATGCGTTCTAATGACATCTGGTATGGTTTTTGTAATGACCAGTATCAATTCTCAATGTTACAACAATTAGTTGCTAAGAGGTTATCTATTGAAGTAGGCACATATTATCATTTTGCACACAACTTACACTTATATAATAACATAAAAAACAAAATAACATGAAATTTAACGAAATAAGAAATTGGGCCAAAGACAAAGGCATATTAGACAAAGGAGATGTAAAAACACAATACATAAAACTACAAGAAGAATGCGGAGAATTAGCAGAAGCAATACTAAAACAAGACAAATTAGAAATGTCAGACGCGGTCGGAGACATTATTGTAGTACTAACTTCTTTATCTGAACTTGGAGGATTTAAAATAGAATCTGCAATAGAAGGCGCTTGGTTAGAAATAGCAAACAGAAAAGGAAAAATGATAAATAACAACTTTGTAAAAAATACAGATCATATAATAGCAGGAACAGAATGAGAACATATTTAGCAAAAATTAAAATAACAGATAACTTAAAAAATCAATCAGTAGGTTATATAGGCGAAAAAGTATTTGAACACTGGTTTAAAGTAAATTATAATGATGAACAATTGTTTAAACAAAAAGCTGATAGAGATTATAATAAAATAGATTACGCTGATGAAAAAGGTTTTAAATATCAAGTTAAAACAACAAGTAAAAAATCTTATACATTTAATTGCTCTATAGATAAAATAAAAAACCATTTAACTAGTGATTATTATATTTTTGTACAATTAAAAAATAACTACGCATACATAGAAAACTTTAGAACAAAACAATATATATTAGATAATATTATACAAAGCTTTAAATACAAAAACTCTTCGTACATTAAACCAGAGAATTTATTGCAAGAGGTATTATCTATATGAAAAAAAAAGATAAGGATTTAGTTAAAGAGTTTTACAACCTTGCATTATATGATTACGAAAAAGGTACAGACTTAGAAGAACTAAAGATTATCTTAAATGATTATGAAGATAAAGAAATGTATTTACAATGTGCTGGAATTAATTTAGCAATACAATACATAGAATTTTTAATATATTTAGAAATAATAATATACATAAACGAAATAAATGACAACGCAACAAATCAAACACTTAATAGAAACAGAACTTAACATAGAAATAAACGCTAAAAGTAGAAAAAGAAAAAATGTTTATGCTAGAGCTATATATTTTAAAATATGTAGAGACAGAACACATCTATCGTTAAAAGAAATAGGAGATACACTTAAATTAAATCACGCAACAGTATTACACGGTATAAATAACGTATTTCCTACATTTGAAATATATAACCCTGAGTATATGGAAGTATATAGAAAAATAAAAAACAGCGAAGAATACATACCTGTAGAAGATAGATATAATACATTAAAAAAAGACTACTACAAATTACAAAGCAAATACGATAGTATTAAAGATGCTAAAACCAAAAAAGAATATAACTCTTTAGTCAAAATAATAAAAGAAATACCAGAAGAAAAACTAGACGTAGCTAACCTAAGAATAGACGCAATGGTTCAAATGCTAAAGACTTAATAATAACAAAAACAAAAAAGATTTGTTATATAAAAAATAATTGAACTCAAAGTTATTCAAATATGGATGGAAGAAAAAACAACGGTGGTCATTCAAACGGTGGTAGAAAGCCAAAAGCCGAAGAAGTAAAGCTAATTGAAAGACTAACACCACTTGAGCCACAAGCTTATGCAGCTCTAAAAAAAGGAATAGAATCTGGAGAGTTTAAGTTTATACAAATGTTCTATCATTACTATGCTGGTAAACCTAGAGAAACAAAAGACATTACATTAAATACTGAACAACCTTTATTTAATATTATTGATTAATGTTTGTAGTAACAACTGCAATTAAAAAACTTCTTAAACTTAAGAAACGTAAAAAGATAGTTCAAGGTGGAACATCTGCTGGCAAGACTTTTGGCATACTACCTATTCTTATAGATAGAGCTTTAAGATCATCTAATCTAGAAATAAGCGTAGTTAGTGAATCTATACCACATTTACGTAGAGGTGCTTTAAAAGACTTCTTAAAGATTATGATGATGACTAATCGTTATAATGATGTACAGTATAATAAGTCAATGCTTAAGTACAAGTTTGCAAACGGAAGTTACATAGAGTTCTTTAGTGTTGAATCAGCAGATAAGTTAAGAGGAGCAAGAAGACACACACTATATGTAAACGAAGCTAACAACATACCTTACGAAGCATACAACCAATTAGCAATAAGAACATCTGGAGAGATATGGATTGACTTTAACCCTACCTCATCATTTTGGGCACATACAGAACTACAAGGCAAAGAAGATGCTGACTTTATTAAGCTTACGTATTTAGACAACGAAGCATTACCAGACACAATTATAAACGACATAGAGAAAGCTAAAGAAAAAGCAAAGACATCTACATACTGGAACAACTGGTGGAATGTATATGGACTAGGAGAGATAGGAAGTTTAGAAGGTGCTTGTATTAAAGACTGGAAACCAATTGACTTACCAGACGAGGCAAGACTACTTTGTTACGGGATGGATTTTGGGTACACCAACGACCCCTCAACCTTAATAGCACTTTATAAATATAACAACGCTTACATATTTGATGAGGTAATATATCAAAGAGGATTGCTAAATAGTCAGATAAGTAACTTACTTAAAACACACGAGGCAAAAGATATTATATATGCAGATAGTGCAGAGCCTAAGAGTATTGCAGAACTGTCAAGCTATGGTCATTTAGTATTACCTGTAAAGAAAGGTAAAGACTCAATAGTGTATGGTATCAACCTCATCAACCAAAACGAAATATATATAACTAATAGAAGTCATAACTTAATCAAAGAACTACAGAACTACATTTGGTTAAAGAACAAAGAAGGAGAAACACTTAACAAACCAATAGATGCTTTTAACCATTGTATAGATGCGATGAGGTATGCTATTACTTCACAATTAGAGAATCCTAATAAGGGTCAATATTACATTTACTAAATGTTAAAGAAATGTTAAAGTTTTGTTAAAATTTAATAAACATTGTTGTTAATAAGTAAATGTTTTGTATATTAGCAGTATAATTAATTAGTTATTTGAAATGTTGTAATAAATCGAAAGCATTAGTAAATGTAGTTTAGTAAAATATCTGCATTGAGAATGTTTCTTAAAAAGTATGAAAATGTGTTAGTAATTATCCTTTAGTAAGAAATTTAAGATAGATTTATACAGCATAAATAAAACAAAACAAAACAATGAAAAAACTAAAACACTACTTAACATTAACATTATTCTCATTTGTATTATTAATTGCAAGTGTAGTATTATTATCCCTTGAATCTATTATACATAACTTAATATTTTAGATATGATAGAGGTAAAACAAAACGAAGTAATAGTAACAAAAAACAATACAACAAAAGTATATACACTAAAAGAATATACAGATAACATTTACTATAGAAAACTATATACAAGAATATATCAAATAATTTGTATCATAGCTACTATGTTTATTCCAGCAATAATGATTAACTTGTTTAAATGACAAGAAACATAAGAACTGCTATGAGCTGGTGTTTAAAGAATGACATTAAGTTAATAATTAAACCTCTTTCTAAAACAGGAAAGCCAGACGCTTTAATTGAAATACACATACGAGGTAAAATACAAATAGGAAAAGAAATATATAGACAAGATAAGAAATTACATAAAAAAATAGAAGAACTATATTTACATTTATATAAGACATTAAGATAATTTTAGTTGATGGTTAGTTAAAAAGAGGGTTGCTTTATACAAAGTAATCCTTTTTTTGTTTTATAAAAAACACTTTATGCAATTAGAAGTTTCTATACCAAGTACACTAAAGGAGGTTAAGTTAAAAGACTATCAAGATTTCTTACTTATAGAAGATCCAAGTAATGATGATTTATTAAAATGCATCCTCAACATAAACACTAAACAACTAGGTAAGATTAAAGATAAAGATATAGATTACTTAATTAATCACATCAACAAACTATTTGACCAAGAACATAAGTTTATCCCTACGTTTAATTTAAATGGTGTTGCTTATGGTTTTATACCAAACCTAGATGAGATTACCTATGGAGAAAATAAAGACGTTACAAGCTATATAAATGAATGGGGTAATATGCATAAAGCAATGGCTGTATTATTCAGACCACTTAAACAAAAGCAAGGACATAAGTATCTAATAGAAGAATACGAAGGAAGCCACAAGTACAGCGAGGTAATGAAACAAATGCCATTGAGTGTTGTATTAGGTGCTATGGTTTTTTTTTACAATTTAACCAACGAATTGCTGAACTATATACCGAACTATTTGGAGAAAGAACTAGCGAAGGAACAGACGATAGGTCTAGTTTCTCAAGAAAATGGGGTAGCTATTCAGAGTTATATACACTTGCTCAAGGAGACATTACAAGATTTAAAGAAGTTGCAAGACTTCCGTTACACCAGTGTTTAATGTACTTGGCATTTGAAAAAGAAAAAGCAGAATTAGAAACAAGAATGATAAAACGTAAATCACAATAATATGCAAGGATTTTATAATCTATCCGAAAAGATAAGACAAACACTACAATTAGATGACTTTGTAAACACAGTTACCTATGGAGACATATACGATGTAGACTTAAACAAACAGACTATATTTCCACTATCACACTTTATGGTAAATAGTGCAACAATGCAAAGTAACGTATGGAACTTTAACATATCCTTATTATGTATGGATATAGTAGATGATAGTAAGAACTTTGCAGAGGGAATACCACAAGAGTTTAGAGGAAACAATAACGAACAAGATGTATTCAATACACAACTAGCAGTAGCAAACAGATTACTAGAGTTATTATTAAGAGGACAACTATATGTAGACAAATACCAATTAAACGGAGACCCTACATTAGAACCTTTTGTAGATAGATTTGAAAACAAGTTAGCTGGATGGACAGTTACGTTTGATGTGTTAATACCTAACGATATGACTATATGTTAAAGAACTTGCAAACAGAGTTACAATCTTTTGGTAAGTATGTAGTACAACAATCAAGGTCTAATCTTACAAAACAAAAACACAATGTAAGTAAAGACTTGTACAATAGTATTCAATACAAATTAGATGAGAAGAATGGAAACTTTGATTTAGCTTTTATAATGGATGAGTACGGAACATTTTTAGATAAAGGTGTTAAAGGTGCTAATCCTAGTTTAGTTAAAGGTGGTAAACAAAAAGGAGGTAATAGTCCTTATAGTTTTAAGAATAAAAGACCACCTATGCAACCTATAGCTGATTGGGCAAAGAAAAGAAATATAAGATTAAGAGATAAAGAAGGAAAATTTAAAAAAGGTAATTATAGAACAATAGGATTCATATTACAAAGAAGCATATTTGCACAAGGTATAAAACCTAGTATGTTTTTTACTAAACCATTTTTAGCAGCCTTTGATAGATATCCAGAATTATTAAGTAAAGCATTTGCAAAAGACATAATAGACATATTTAAAAACAACAAGAATGAGTAAAATAAACGTAAGAAGCCCTTACTTCGTAAACCTATCAACTGCTTTACTAACAAGCGCAAAGCTTGAGATAAGAATATACAAAGGAGCAGCAGAAACAACTTGGCTAGGCAGTCCACAATACACATTAACCTCAACAGCTATAAACGAAAAAGTAAACTTTGAAATAGCAGAGCTTATAAAAGACTATATCCCAGCAGCATTTAATGGAGTATATCCAAATAATTTAGATGCTACAGAAGATTATACTACAATGTATGTAGACTATAGAGTAACAGAAACTTTAAGTACTGGAGTACAATCCCCAGTTGTTACTTTAGGATTAAGAGCATTTTATGGATATGGATATTTTGAGGAAGGTGCAAACCCTCAACTATTACAAGGCTACTTGCAATCCAACACAACAATACTTAAACTACACGATGCTCCTATAAGAATACCAGTAGATAATGAAAACACTAACTCTGTTGCTTTCTTATATAAAGGGCAACAAGTATATTCTTGGCTTCCTTATACGGGTCTAAAAATACAAGACCAAATTGTTTATGTAAGTAATGGCGTTAATGGTGCAGATAGCTTTGAAGAAAGAGTAGAGCTAGATGGAGGTACATTTGAAGATAATGCTTGTATTGACCAGTTTGAAGATGAGTTTGAGTTATTTCCAGTTGATGAGGTTTTAGTTAGTGGTGTTGAGGGATTGACAATAATTAAAATAGATAATATAGATGAATGTAAATACACACCTTACAAACTAAC